GTTAAATCTCGAATCCGTTAGTGGATCAGCTATGCGGGTGCGGTACGATAAGGGTACTGTGCAGGTTAAACCATCTCTAGAAAAATCACATTATTATAATACTGGAGCTCCGATATTAGAAGGTGTGAAACAGAAAGCCCCCCCAGAATTTAAGGAGAGTGGTATCTCTAAATTGAAACAGCTTGTTGCTCCTAATTTTCTTCTTCCTGGAGAATTAGATCCCAAGCTTCTTAAATTCGTTCAAATGGTGATCGAGAAAGACTTTTCTAAATACAAAGTCTTGGATTGGAAAACTGTTATCCTAGGAGGCGATGGCTTAGCTCCGCTGAATAAGGATAGCGTAAATGGATATGGATATGAATCTCCTAAGGAAACATATATTGACTTCGAAAAGGGTTGCTTACAACCCGATTATGAAAAATATATTTTGGATCTTGAGGAGAGAATTCTCGCTGGCAAAATCGATTTTAAGGAAATGATAGCTTATCATGCTCTTAAAGACGAACCTCGCGTTGTTGTTGATGGTAAAACGAAAGACCCTAGGACTTTTGCTATAATGCCACTACATTTTACTCTACTGTTTAAAAAATATTTTGGTGGTCTTTTTGCTTTTGTTAAAGAAAGAAGACATACTAATGGATATGCTATGGGTTTAAACCCGTATAAGGAATGGAAAACAGTTTGGAATAATTTAAGTAGTGACGACAAGCAATTGTTTGATGGTGATTTTAAGTGGTATGACCGCTCTTTAATAGCTCCATTTTTGGATAGCGGTTTAGCCAGTATGAGGAAATTCTTGGATGGTTCTGATAGAGAAAAGAAAATTCAGAGGGCAATCTGTGATTGTGTAGTTAGAATGTTCGTTCTTGTGAAGGATGAATTGTACATGATAACTCACGGATTGCAATCTGGATGGTGGTTGACGGCATTTTTGAATTCAACTTTTAATAAAAGTATTTCAGCCGCAACTTTCTATCTCAATTACCCGAGAAAAATAGACGAGAAGGAGGAGGTCTTTTGTAAAAGAGCACTCAATGAATTTGGAAAAATTACTGAGTACTTTTTAGGTGACGATAGAATATCTGGAGTCCCAAAAGATTTAGCCCCTTATTTCAATATGGTTACCATGAAGAAATTTGTGGAATCATTAGGAATGAAGATGACGGATGGGTTGAAGAACGAAATTGGTCCTGAACATAAATTTTGTAAAAGTGAAGATCTGTCTTTCCTTAAGCGCAATTTTGTTTCTTCTTCTCACCCTGCCATCCCTCTCGCCTGTCCTCTAAGCTTGGATACACTTGGGAATTTATTCGCTCTCGTGGATTCAGGTAAAGACGTACGCCAAGTAATGAAAGATCGTAGCATTGTATACCAAATCGAAAGGTACCTCCACAAAGACAGTGATCTTTTGGATGAGTATGAAGCGAGTCTCCGAGATTATTTTTCTAGAAATAATTTCGTTTGGGTTCAATTCTCTGAAGAACGCATAATAGAAATATTATGTGATGATGATGGATATAATGTAATGATGTCTAAACTTGGAAAGTATGTTGATTATTAGTCATTCTCTTGCCTTAGCCAGCCGGAGTTCTCTTGCCTTAATTGGCCGGAGTATTTTTCTTGCCTTAATTGGCCGGAATACGACTTTTAGTCAAGCCCTTGCCTTAACTGGCCGGAGTTCTTTATTCTAAGCTTTATGTACTTCCTTTAATTAGGCGGTACATACTATCAACAACAACTTAATTGGCATAACCCCAGTTGTGTATCTGGGTTAACAAAATGCTCTCTTTTAGTGGAGTCACTATGAAGCAGCTACGGCTGTCCCCGCCTAAACTGGGCCGGGTAACCCCTGAGACGATACGTTTTACTTTGTAAAACCTCTACGCTCTTAGGTCTTTAGTTGGAATTATATGTTTAATCATGTAAAACCAGGAATTCTATTTTGCGAAAATGAATTCCAGCCCATAGTAATTATCCTGATGTTTCACGGCTAACGTTCGGTCTTAAGGCCCAGCTAGCACACACCTAAAGACTCTTACCCCACACACATTAGGCTCTTTCATTAGGGCTGAAGTGCAAACGTGGAATACAGTACGGTGTGCGCATACCAAGTAAACTCGATAAAATCTCAGGCATGCTATGGATCAATGTGGAAAATGGAATCGACAAATCAAAACTTCTCTGATATCTCTTCTTCTTCTTCGAACTCGATCATTAATCATGGTTCAGCTGTAGTCGAAACTGCTGTTTCTTCTGTGGCTACGCGTGAAATCCAACCTCCGCAAAACCAACATGATTATGTCCTAACTGACACTCTTATACCCAATCAATTCGTCGTCGATGCAAAACCTTTTATCGAGAGGCCGTTCTATTTAACAACAGTCGATTGGCCGACAGGTAAGGTTAGAGGTGATCTTCTCCAATGTGATTACCCCTTAATGCCAGGTGATGTTTTAAGATCCAACCCTTCTTTGCTAAGTGCTACTAAAATAGCTTCTTTGTATAGATGTGATTTGGAGTTAATAATTTCGGTAGCGGGCACGATCACTCATAGTGGTTGTGTTATTGCCGGAGTAATTCCTCCATTGTATGGTACACTTGATTCGAGTTTTAGTCAAGTAGGGTTGATAAACACCATCTTAACAGGTCCGCACGTAAGGTTATTCGCGAACGAAGCCACTTCAACTACTCTGAAGGTGCCATGGTATTGCAATACAGATATGGCAACTTTGGACATGGAGCTACCTTCTAATTCATACACTCCAAGTATGGATATAACACCCGTGAATGGCAATTATGGAACTTTGGTTTTCTTGGTTCTTAATGCCCTGGCTCCAAGTGCAGGATCATCGACGAGTCTTAAGATAACGGTTGAGGCTGTTTTTAATAGCCTGGACATGCGTGTTCCAACACCACGCTACGTTAATTGGGTCTCACAATCTTCCTTCTTAGCGACGATGGGTACCGCTCTAGCGGACAACTTAACAACTAAGGCAAAAACGGTCACAGCGGACTTCATCGATAAGGCCCGAAGTATTTTTCGCAAGGAGACAGGATTGCATAACCCTAACTCCTCAATAATTAATCAAAGAGTTATCGTTTCCGAGCGAAACTTTTTGAATACTATTGATACGCAAACATACTTCGAAACCCTTGATACCAATTTGGGGGCGAATAGAATAGTGGACTGTCCAGTCTTCAACACTACTGAGGACGAGATGCTTTATAGTCATATAATAGCAAAGAAGCG